CCTTATGTTTTAAGGCAATTTTTTTGATTTTTTCTAAATTATTTTCATTAAATGAAAAAAGTATTTCATACTCTTCACCTGATGTTCCTATCTCTTCATCAATTTTATGAAAAAATTCAAAACCTAATTTATTTGCCTTTGATAATCTTTCAAGTTCAAAGAATAAACCATCTGAAATATCCATTGAAGTTGTTATTAATGGTGCAATTTCATAAAAGAAATCTGCATTTAATATAGGTTTTATAAATTTTGATTTTTTTGGAACCTCTTTATTTTTAAAAAGCCTTTCTAAATCTATTTTACATAAACCCAAAGTTCCTGTATAACAAAGAATATCACCTTTATTCATACCTTTTCTGTAAATAGGATTAGAAACCTTTGAAATAATTGTTACAGAAATATCAAGCTTTTCATTTGATATAGTATCTCCACCAATAATTTCAATTCCAAATTCACTAGCCGCTTTTTTAAAACCTTTTGCTAACTCTTTTAAATCTTCATTTGAATAGGATTTTGGAATAGCAACACTTAAAAGTGCATATTTAGGAATTGCATTCATAACAATAGCGTCTGAAATATTAACAATCATTGCTTTATAAGCAATCTGTTTTAAACTCATCCACTCTTTTTTGAAATGTACATTCTCAAAAAAAGCATCCATTGAGTAAACAAAGCCATTAATTACAGCACCATCATCACCAATTATTTTATTATTTGAAAATTGTTTTATAAAATACTCTTCTTTATTCATGTGCAATTATATCAAAGATGAGCAAAATATATACGCTAAATAAAGAATTTAAAAAAATTCATCAAAGAGGATAAAAAATATCCGCTTTGTTTTATAAAAAATATAGTACAATACTTTTTTAAAATAATTTATTTAGGAGATACTATGCCAAAAATTAACAAATATGTTGATATTGATACTGTTGAGAGAGAAGCGAAAAAAGATTTAATTGATAGACACAGTCCATTTATTCACTGTGCTGCAACTGCAAAAGCAGGTGAGCCATTTGAAGTAACTGTAAAAATGGGTAACGAATATACTCATCCAGATGATTTTGATCATTATATTGAATCTGTAACATTATATAACGGTGATGTTCAATTAGCTAAAGCTTCTTATGTTCCAGGAACACTAGGAAACATCAAAGCTCATAACACTACTACATTTACAATTATTCCCACTGGGAAGAAATTAAACTTAGTAGCGCATGGTTACTGTACAAAACATGGTATCTGGGAAGGTACTCCTGTAGAAGTATCAGTAGCTGAATAAGCTCTAAGCACTATTACATCGAGAAGGCAAGAGGTTTTTATCTCTTGCCTTTTTTTTATTTTGCAGGTTATTTGCAGTTAATATCAGCAAAAGAAATTAATTCATCTTGATTCCATATCTCTTATTCATTTCCAAATAATGCGCAATCGTACCTTTTCCAAGTTTTGTATTATAGTGAAGCTTCCAATATGCAGCTCTCTCTTCAATGGTTTTAGGAATTGGGTCGCCCTTCAACCAATAAAGCAATCTAGTAAATAACAGTGCTAAAAATGGGTTGTATCTCAAATCATCCCACTCAACTAAAGCAATATCAATACCTAATTCTTTTAATATCTTAGGCTGTAATCTCATATTTCTTTTTTTAATATCTTCGAAAGGGAAGTGGTCAAATTGAGTGACACCCATACCTGCACCAACTGTTTTATCTTCAATTTGACCTAACCCAGTTTCTGCGATTGCAGTTTCTATTATCATCTCTTTTGCAGTTTCATATTTTCCATGACCAATACAGTCACAAATCATTTGTGCATCTTCATCAATTCTTTTTAAATTTATTACGCCGTAGTTCATCAGATCCCCCATTCACTTAATAATTCAGCTTGATACAATCTCTTGTCTGAGTTTGCGTTTGCACTAAACGCTGTGTAGGCTGCATTTTTTGCTAGTACAGCATTTACAAAGTTTTCAACGGTATCGTTTTCTCTGTCTGAAACAATTTTTAAATATGGTGCATCATCATCATTTTTTGTCTCCAGCCATTTTATAGCTTCGGAAAGTTGTTTAGGCCATGTAGCTCTTTCACTTTCAGGATATTTCCTTTTAATGACTTCCATATTTTTTTCAAGTCTTTCTGCTGATAATTCTAACACTCTTGAATATTGTGCAGTTGTTTCAACTAAAGCTTTAAACTCATTAATTGTAATAACTTCACAAAGGATTCTTTCATCTTGTAATGAAATCAGTTCATCGATTTTTGTTTCATCTTGAGATATTAATACTGCTATTGGTTTATCAAATCTGATAACTTTTACTTCTTCATCTTTTTGCACAAAACTTAGTTTTGTGTATTCATCTTCTACTTCGATAAATCTTACATGCTTAAACATTTTCTAACTCCTATTGGTAATAAATTTAAAATATTAAAGTCAATCAATAATCTTTTATAGTATTTCAGCGTTGCTGTATATTTTGCATGCCCTATTAAAGATACTATTGATTCAATTTTTAATTTTTTTATTGCTTTTTTCATTTTATAAATACTATGTTTTCTTACAAACTTGATTCTTTTCCAAGTTCTGTAACCCACGAAATTAATACCTCTTTTAATCTTTTGAATGTGCCAATGTGACAAGTTCAAGTCAAGTTCATTTTTTACGAACTCTTCACACAATTTTTTTGATTCTTTTGCTTCATCTAAAGTTAATCCAATTAGTACAAAATCATCTACATATCTAACATAGCTTTTAGTCTTCAATTCTCTTTTAACATAGTGATCCAATGGATTCATATATATAAGAGCATAAATTTGAGATAATAAATTTCCAATTGGAATACCTTTTAAGGTATCCATTTTTGCAAACTCAAACATGATATTTACAAATTTTTTATCTTTTATTTTTTTCTCAAAAAACTTTTTTAAAATATTTCTATCTATAGAATAGAAAAACTTCCTAATATCAAGTTTTACAAAGTATAGATTTCCATTATATTTACACATCTGTTCTTGAGTATAAATACTAGCCTTATGGGTACCTTTTCCTTTTCTACAAGCATAAGAAGCATCTATAAAGCTGCTATCAAAGATTTTGTATATTGCTTTATAAATAACATGCTGTACAACTAAATCTCTAAATGCAGGAGCATTAATTACTCTTTCTTTTGGTTCATATACTTTAAACTGTGTGTATGGTCTTGGTTCATAAGTTCCATCGTGCAACTCATTATGTAATTTTTCTAGTTCGGTTCCTAAGTTTTTTTCAAATCTTAAGATAGCTATTTTTTTTCTTTTGCCTTTTCTAGCAATTAAGAAAGCTTCATAAAGATTTTCCAAAGTAAATGTTTTTTCAAATAAATATCCTATTCTTTTTGTTTTAGTCTGTTTTTCAATTGTGTTACTCAAAAGACTAAATTTATTTTCTATTTCGCTATTAGCAGGGCAACATATCCCTATAGTTCCAGTTTCTACCATTGTAGTTTCAGGTTTAGAACTAAAGTCACGACCACTCGCATTATCGTTAGAGTTCGACCGAGCATTGCTCAAATTCGAAGCGAACACACCCGTATTCGACCCATTACTCCAATTAAGCCCGACCAAGCAAGCCAAGCTAAACATATTGTTATGTTGCCCTAGATTATTCATTTAAAATTTCCATCTTCTTTTAGTTTTTTCATCCATGCACCTATTATTTTTCCTATTTCATCAACGAGTTTTGAAATAGCTAAATACCTATGCATAGACTCAACTTCTTTATCTTTTTTGCCATCTTTGAAAGAAAAATATCCAAGTTCATTTGCTAGATATATTTGCATCCTTAATTTCTCATGAGTAACATCTAGTTGAGTTAAAGAGGTCTTTTTAAAATACCTCTTTTGGCACTCAGTTATTAAATCATATATTTCATACGCAGTAATTCTTATGTTATTTGCTAATGCAAACTTTTCATATCTTGGGAAATGATTTAAATATATATTCAATAATTTAATCATTTCAAAATATCTATGATTTAAAACTGCTTCACTATCTGTTGCCATTAGCTATACCGCTCACTATCGTTCACTATGACATCTTCACATTGTAAGAGGCGCGACCACCCGCATAGTCGCTAGAGGTAGTCCGAGCAATACCCAAATTCGAAGCGAACACACCAGCATTCGCCCCATGACCCCAATAAAGCCCGACCAAGCAAGCCAAGCCGTCTCTTAAGAACTTGTAAAGACCATCCGTACCAAATTCCGTTGTACCATTTACGCTTACTCCATTTGCTAGTGGCATATTAAGAGATGTTCTTCTGTAAGCAGCACTATTTCTATCAGTACTCATACTAAAAACTTGTTCTGCTGCATTTCCAAATTTAACCCAAGTTCCTGTTTCTGCAGGTAAAATCAAATCACTTAAATCTATAACATCATATAGATTTGTATCATAGGCCCCTCCAGCTCCAAGCGTCATGGAATCTGTTTGAATAGCTGCTATATTTGCAGATTCTTTTAATACTAAAAATCCTAAAGCAGTAGTTCTTATGAATCCACTTGCAACTTCGTACATATTCCCATTTAAATCAGCAACACCGCAAGCTTGTCCATTGTGTGTTGTTTTTGCAAAATTAGTTAAGGCGCCCGTTTTTCCACAGTTACTATATCCACTTGCTGCATAGGTAACAGAAGCATCATTTGTATCTTTAAGGGCATTGTTATTATTTCCCTTAGGCAAATATGGAGCTACATCTTTAAATGCACAAGTTGCAATAGTTCCAGCGTCTGCGTGAGCTTTTGCTAATCTTGCTAAAGCACTATAAATAAAAATAGAAGTTAAAAAGTAATTTTCACCTCTTGTTTTAACTGCTTTATATAAACCACCATTTGTATTGCTAGGGGCATTATTTAAGCTTCCAATTGGATTATGTAGCGTAGCAGTAGAACATGGGTCAAGTCCTGCTTTACTTGTAAATATTCCGTTTACATTTCCACAAGTATATTTATCAACCAGAACATAATCTAGTTCCTGTCCTGCGTTTATAAACATTCTGTCGAGTACATAGTCTGCCAAAGGAATTGAGCTAATTAAAAATGAATTTCCTACGATTTTGTAATAAAATTTAGGAATAGAGACCATTATAGAACCGCTAGTATCTATTAGATTTCCATAGTTAGGACTTGATTTATCATAGTGTCCGCTCATTGCAAACATTCCAACAGGAATTGCGTTTTGAGGAATAGCACCAACTCCAAAACCTATTTCTCCAGGAATACCAATTCTGTAAGTTGTGTTTTCCGTGTTGAAATATTCATGGGCAAAAAGCAAAGCATTCTCAATTTGCTTACCTGTTAAATTTACTTTTTTTTCATTTTTATTTGTTATGTCAAATGGCATATTATCCCCTTCCTGTTATTATAAAATTGTCTGAACTAACAATAATAAAATTGTCCGAGCCAACAATCACACTTCTTTTTTTATTTGTATTTCCAAACATATTGAAAGAGCTAAACATATTAAACATGTATTTCATTTGACTTTCTCCATATTTTCAATCTCTTCGCAAAATTTATTATTTCTATCAACTTGATTTTCGTAAAATCTAAATCCCATATCAATAGATGCTTTATGTGCAAGTGCTACTTGTAAATCATCATTATGAACTCTAATTTGTACAGGTTCTTTTTTATCAAGCTTTTGTTGTTCTACACAAACTAATTTATCTTTAAATATAGCTTGAGGTTCTTTTTCAGAACATCCAATAAAGATAAAACTAGAAACTAACGATAGTAAAATTGCTTTTTTCATCTTGTTTTATCTCCCCTCTTTTTATAACTGCTTCTTTTAATTTAGAAGTTGTTTTAATTACTTCTTGCTTTTGCTCTTGCGTAATTGCTTTTTCAGTTGCTATTTCTTTTTCAACTTTTAGTGTAGTTTCATAACCATCTATTATGTTTTTTATATCTTCATCTTTTTCTTTTATTTTTTGCTCTTTTTGAGTAACTTCAATTTTTTTATCTTCTAAAATTGATTGAAGATATATAACATATCCAACAGTTGCGATGACTGTTAGAACAATTGCACCATAGATGTATGGCTTGAATTGAGTCAATATTGTTGGCATTATTTTTCCTCTCCACTTTGTCTTAAAAAATAACCTTTTATATGCTTAGCAATAATTGAAGCTGCATCAATCTCAGGCAAATAAGTTCCTTTTGTATAACAAACAATATTTCCCAAAATTGAATACATTTCTGAAAAAATTAATAACCATAATGAAATAAAAATTAATTGCGTTAAATCTATTCCAATTCCTTTTGCTCCAATTGCGATTGTAATTGGAATGATTAAGAGTATAAGTTTACTTGCAACTCCGTACTTCATTTTGTTGCTTGTAATTGATTCACCAATTCTTTTTGCTTTCATTATCCCAGTTACATAATCAATAATAATCAATGCTGTAAGAGATAAAATTGATTCTTGTTCTAGCCCAAAATAAACTAAAATTGAGCTAACTATAAATGCAATTGCATTCCAAATAATTTTCATTGTTGTTATTGTTGTACCTATTTCCACTAGATTACCTCCGTAATAGTTACAGTTGCAGACAGAGATCTACTCCTAAAATATACTGTTACCGTATCATCTTCAAATACATTGTAATTCAATCCACCATTAGGAGTGATAGGATGTCCAATATTATTTTCTGTTGGTGCTGTTGGTCCTGCCCAAAATTCAATATTTGTTTGAGAAGCATTAGAAATCAATAAAAAATCTATTGGTTCCCAATTTCCATTAATCGTGTCATTTCTAGTTGTTGTCGCCATGTTTTTCCTTTATTTTAAATTTATTCACCAATGCTTTTTGAGCAATGGTTATTTTCTAGTCTTTTTAAAAAACAACAAAGTTTTTTATCGAACCATGTTGCTTCACCGTTTTGTATTCTTCTACCAATATGAGAGGAGACCGTTTCATCTTGACTTCCATTCCAAAAAATAACATTTCCCATTTGGTCAAGAACTAGAAAAAATCTCATTAACCTACTTCTTTTTTTAATATCATTTTCAAATTTATCTATTAAATTTTGATTCATATCTCAATTACCTCCAGTTCTTCAACTGTTGTACACAATTCAATTGCTCTCTTTGTAGCTTTATAAGCTGCTCTTCTTGTTTCGAATTCTGCGGCAACTGCAATACACACTTCTTTTGCTTGTGTTAAAGTTAAAATATGGTCTACATCCCCACTATCTGTAAAAGTACAAGAGTTTACGCCAAGTTCTAAACATAAAGTTCGTTTTGCATTTAACATCTGTGCAGAGTCGTATCCACCAACCCAAGCAATATCTAAACAAGTTGTTGGGGATATATAGTTTATGTTATTTTTTAATTCTTGCTTTTTTGCAAGTTTTTGCTCTTCTAGAGTAGGCCCTACATAAGGTGCAATATCAAGAGTTTTGCAATACTCTTCAAGAGGTATTAAAATCTCTTTTTCTACCTCTACGCCATTAACAATAATAGTTTCAAAAGAACCAGTCACAAAATGATGTAAGTCTTCTGTATCAACTAAATTAAGAGTCATTTGAATTTCTCCATACTCTTCATGCGTTGCTAATAAATCTACAAGAGAGTTATCTGCCTTACTGTATTTTAAATCTTTTATATTTGTAAAATTCATATTTTTCCTTTCATGCAATTCTTAGCCATAATGTAACTCCCCCTAGAATATAACCACCCTCTTCTGTGTTTCTTGATGATGTACTAGAAAACCCCATACATCTCCAAGTACCAGAAGGTATGCTAGTACTGCTAGGGAAACTTGTTTTTTCATCATTCAAATAATCATATGATGACAGGACTCCAGCATACCTAAGACTACTTCCAGCTAATGTTGCCCCTGCTGCAATACTCCCTGCTAACCCACGTACATCAAGCATAAAAGCATAAGTTCCAACTGCCCCAAGCGCAAGACCAGCATTTGCAGTTCCCACTGTAGTACTTGATACAACATCACTATTTGCCAAAACAAACGCAGTTGTTGCAAGTTGTGTTGTATTTGTTCCTGCTGCTGCTGTTGGTGCAGTTGGAGCACCACTTAGGGCTGGTGATGCCAAAGGTGCTTTTGCATTTAATTGTGTTTGAGCATTAGAACTTAACGTATTTATATAATTTAAATGAGTTGCTGTTGCAGTAACTCCATCTAATTTATTTAATTCAGCTGCTGTTGCTGTTATGCCTAATGTTGATAAACTTGAGGCTGGAAGAGAAGCCCAAGTGTATACCCCTGATGTTGATGTTGCTTGTAAATATTTGCCGCTATTGGAAGTTCCGTTTGCAGGCACATGTAAATTTCCATCACCAGCTGGATGAGAATAGTTGTTTGCATTAACTGCAATGGCATCTAATTTTACTTTATCCGTATAGCTCATAAACCCATTTACTGTTGTTGTTACAGCATTATGAACATGATTAGCGGCTGAATAGTATGATGCAGCTTGTCCATTTAATTTATCACTGTCTCTTACTTTGATTTCATACAAAGTTGATAAATCACTCCAATCCGTGCCATTCCACTTTTCAAATTTATTGCCTGTGCTATTCCATTTTTTTGTACCAGCCGGTATATTTGTAGATGTTGTTCCTTCAAACCAAATAGCAATATCTTCATCCCTGGATTTCATTTCTGCTAAAAAGTTAGCATAAGTCGAAGTTAAAACTGGTAAACTGAAATTCGCATTCATATTAATATCCTTCTGCTGACCATGTAAAGTCGCTTGTTATTCTATTTCCGTTCATATCGTATATATACGCCTTAAAAAAAGTTGGATTTGGAAGATCTTCAAAATCGCAAACAAATGTTTTTCTTGTAGTTCCAAGTGGGGTAATAGTAAGATTTACAATATCAACAAATGTTTTATTAAAATTCACTGTTGTTCCTGTTGCATCACTTGCGTTTGCTATTGTTTTTCCACTATCGCTCTTAATTTTGCTATCAAGTTTCACTTCCATTGCATTTATTATAAACGCATCGTTTACTGTTCCTGTGAATCTAATTTTTACCTTCACATATCTAAAGTTTGAGCCACTCACTCTTGAAACATTGCTGTTTAAACTATAAGTTGTTCCATCTGCACTTGTTGAAATATCTATTTCATACCCACCACTTCCTACTCTTTCAAAATCAAGAGTTACACTAACAGTCGTTGAGGGCAAAATAGTTCCATAATCAAATATTTCTTCATAATGTGAAGATGTTGCAAATGGTTGTGCATACAATAAATATCCAGCACTTACTTGAGATTGTGGAGCAGTCCAACTATTTACAGTAAAGTGTGCTTGAAATGTTTCATTTTTTATACCTAGATAAAGTTTTCCATTGTCCAAGATGGCATTATTTTTAGTTCCACCAAAAAGACTAAGCCATAAAGCATTAAGAATATAGTCAGGCGGTTCGTTCACAAGTGCTGTTGTGCTAGAACTTTGGCCTTTGTTCCCTGCTGTATCAACAGGGATTATCCAATAGGTGTAATAGTTGCTTTCACTTTCAAATAGATTTGCAAAAGTAGAATTGTTTGTTCCTATTAATGTTGCAGTTTCGAGCGATTCGCCTTTTTTTATTTCTGCGTGTGAAATTGGTAGTGTTTTTGCTGTTTGATTCCAATATAGTAAAATATTGTTATCAATAACTTTTGAAGTAACAGCAGTTGCAACAGGAACTGTAATAATAGAAGTTGCTGATCTAATTGTTGATTTATTCCCTGCAATATCAACAGCTTGAATAGTAATTGTTTTTGAACTCCAATTTACTTTTGTTGTATAAGTAGTTGTTTTTGCTATTGTTGTAAGATCATCATGGTTTACAATATAGTGTGAAATTGGATAAGTAGAGTTTGACTCTTCCCATTTAATTAGTACGTTCTCACCTTTATATGAAACATTCACGTTTGGAGAAAGAGGAACATCAACTACTATACTTTGGTCAATCGCATCACTTGAAGCAAGTGCAATATTTAACGCTTCAACTTTAAAAGTATGTGTGCCAGCTGTTAATAGCTTATAGTTAAAAGTAGTTGACTTTATATTATCTTCAATTACTACGTCATTA